CTTTGCAGTTTTTATAGCTTGCAACGTCATACGTTGTTGTTCCTGTCGGGGTTACAGTCAGCGTCCCCGCTGGAATTATAAAACTCACCGCGTTTCCGCCAGAATCCTTGAACGTCACACTCGGCACGTCGGGGTAAGTCACCCCGGCGATCTCTATATCATACGGCATACTATCCGCTCCTTACTCGATCGTCAATACCTTGGTGGTCTGATCCTGCGTCACCACCGCAGCCGTCAGCGTGCCGGTGACCGGGGAACCGTTCACAAACGCTTTTTTCCCGCTGAGGATCTGCGCAGCTCCTGCGGCGTCCTCGGAGATCTCCGTATCGACCACGGTGCTTTTGCCGGGCACGCCGAACAGCGTCACGCCGTTTTTGATGTTTCCCGTGATCAGCTTCGCCTTCTCCGTCGAGTCAAGCTCCACGCCGCCGTTCCCGTCGTGGTACCCCTCGGCGATGCTCACCGCGCCGTCCTTCGTCGCGATCACGCCGGAATCCGTCCCGCCGGAATAAACGGGCATCGTGCCGGTGCCCGCGCCTGCCGCGCCGGTGAATTTCTTCCCGGCTTTCACGTCGGCGGCGGAAACGTCGTTCCCCGAGGTCTCGTAGAAAGTCGCGTCTCCCTGTTCGTTCGCCAGAGGGATCTCCACCTGCGGAACGTCGTTGTAAGTAACGCCGTTGATGATAACGCTCTTTGCCATATCTTATATCTCCTTTAAAAAATAATCACTGTATCAGGAAACCCGCAGGGACGAGCCGTTGTATGAGACAAGGCCGTATTCCGGCGGGATCGCCTCCACCACCACGTTCAGCGCGAGGCTCTTCCCTGCCGTCGGCAGCTCCTGCCGCTCCCGCGTCGGCGTCACAACGTAATCGCCTTCATACGGCGCCCCGCCTTCCCGCGTCGCCCGGTAAACCTGCCCGGCCACGCTCCGGCTTGTCGTCCGCACGCTGCCCTCGATCCTTCTTGTTCGGTTGATCACCGCGCCGGTGATCGTCGCAACAACCATAAAACCGCCCCCTCAGAATCTGCTTCTCCTTGCCCTGTCGTGGGCCCTGTCCTCCAGCGCCCTGACGATCTGCTGCACGAGATCCTCGTTCACCGCGTACTGCGCGGCCGCGATCTCTCCCGCGTTCGACCCGCTGATCGTGGGATTCGAGTTGATGATGATCGTCGGCCCGCCTCCGCCGCCGGAGAGCGCCGCGTCCAGAACCAGCGGCGCGAACATTGCCGCCTCCTGCACGTCCCGCTGGGCCCGCAGCATCGCGGAAGTCTCGGCGCCGGTGAATACCGTCCGCCCCGCGGCGCCGGTGATCAGCTCCGGCTTGCCGCCCTCGCCCGCGATAAACGCCTCTTCCGTGTAGTTCGTGCCGCCCGCGTGACCGGGAAGGATCGCGTGAAGAATATCCGTCAGGCTCCCGAGGCCCGACGTGATCCCGCCCACCATTGAATAGGCGCTTTCCGTTTCGACGTTGATCTTCACGGTCTTGTTCGAGGGGATATTGTTCACCTCGTCGCCGAAGGTGATCACCTTCCCGGTCTGCTCGTCGATCTCCGGCCCGAGATCCGTAAAATTATGCAGTAGGTTGATCAGCGGGTTCCCGGTGATCGTTTCAAGCGCTCCGCGAAGTCCTTCCGTTTTCCCGGTGACGTTTGCCAGCGCGCCGCCGACAGTGTTCACCGTATACGCCGCGGCTCCCGCTGCGCCGCCGATCGCATTGATAATTTCCGCCGTACCCTCAATGCTTCCCGGTGAAATGTGTATGCCGCCGTCCGCGTCACCGAAAAGATTCGTCAGGAACTTCCAGGGCGTAGCGCCTTCGACGTTCCCCAGCAGGGTGAAAAGGCTGCTGTATCCGCCGAACATTTCGTTGAACTCGGATTCGTTCATGCCGAAGTTTTCCGCGATCTGTCTTGCGGATGAGAGCGTATTCGCGGTAGATTCGAGAAATCTCGACAGTCCCTCGATATCTTTGTCTGAGAAATTTCCGAAACGGGTGATCATCCTTTTTGTTTTGTTGCTGATATCCGTATCGGTAAATCCCTGCGCTCTCCAACCGGCAATTGCTGCGCTGATTTTATCTTTGTTCTCCGAAATGGCCGCCGCTAACTGCGGATACGCCTGTTCCAGCTGCTGCGTCTGCAGCTGAATGCTCGAAATGAACGGCGCAAGCATTTCGCCCGTATATTTTCCGCCCTCAAGATCCGCGTGGAACGTCGTGTAGGTGTCGAGAGCGTACTGCCAGGCGTTGTAATCGTCGACCGATCCGCTTTCCCGGTATTCCGCCGCGGCTGCGTTCGCCGCGGAAAGAAGCTCGCTATCCCGTGTCAGGTACTGCGCGTAGATCTCCTGATAGCGTTCCTGCGCCCGCGTGTCGAGTTGTTTCTGCAGCGCTTTGAAACTCTCGGAGTCCATCGCTGAGCCGACGTATTCCGCGATATATCCCGCGTTGTCCGCGTTGAACGCAGCTTCTTTTTTCGCGTTCTCGAACCGCTCGTAAATCTCGGTCAGCTCCCGCACCTTCGCGTCGATCGCTTCTTCCTCGATCGGCGTGATGATCCCGTCCTCAAGCGCCTCGTTCAGCGCTTCTGCGATCTGTTCGCCGATTTTTCCCGCCTTGTCGTAGGCGTCAATATACACGTTGTTCTCCGGATCAAGCTTGATTCCCAGGTCTTCATAGATCAGGTTCAGCTCGTATGCGTTCTCCTTGAGGTAGTTTTTGAGACCTGCGATATAGGATTCCACGGTTTTAGCGTAGGCGTCGCTTTCATCCGCGTCGAGTCCGAGTCCCATTGTCCCGGAAAGATACGTCTGCTTGTCGTAGCTCTCGCGCGTCTCCTTGAGCGACTGTTCCGCCGCTGCGACGCTTTCCATCGCCGACGCGAACCGCTCCACCTTCCGATCGTAGAACATATTGTCGATGATCTTGTCGATATCGGCGAGGCTCAGGCTCACGGAACCGAAATGCTCCGTCATATTCTGCTGGATCAGTTTTTCGTTGTTTTTATATAATACGTATGCGCTGCCGCCTGCTACCGCAAGCCCCGCGCCGACAGCAAGAAGCGCCGGGTGCGCCAGCAGCGCCTTCGCGACAAGTCCCGCGGAGGACGCCGTTGTCGCGTCGATCCCCTTGCTCGCCTCCTTCATACCGTTGGCGAGTTTAGCGAGTCCGCTGCCGCCCGCTCCGATCACCGAGGTTTTCAGCAGCTTCGCCCCTGTGGCGAGTTTCCCGATTCCCGAGATCCCCGTTCCCAGCAGATTCACGCCGAAATTCAGTCCCTTGATCCCCACGACCCCGGCGGCGGCTCCGGCGACGGTCTTCAGTACGCCCACCAGCGCCTCCGGGTTCTGCGAGATCTTCGCGTTCAGCGCGTTGATCAGCTCCGTGAAGCCCTGCGTCGCCTCCCGCATCGCGGGGGTCACGGCCTCGCCGAAGGTCAGGGAGAGATCGCTCCCCGCGTCCTTCATCAGCTGGATATCGCCCGCCAGGTTGTCCAGCTTGATCTTCGCCATCTCGTCGGCGGCGCCGCTCACGTGATCGAGAGCCTCGAACATGGCGTCATAGTCCTCGTCCGACGCGTTCACCAGCGCCAGCAGGCCCGACATACCGCGCTTGCCCGCGATCTTGAAGGCCATCTCCGTCTGCTCCGACTCGGAGAGAGGCGCGAACGCCTCCCGCATCTCCGCGAAGGTCTGCCGGAAGGACTTCGCCTTGCCCTCGCCGTCGGTCAGCGAGATCCCCAGCGCGTCCATGGCCTCCTGGGTGTTTTTCGTGGGCGCGGCGAGATTCGTCAGGATATTCCGGATCGACGTACCGGCCAGCGATCCCTTGATCGCCCGGTTCGCCATGATGCCCATCGCCGCGGCCACGTCCTCGATCTGATAGCCGAGGGTGCCCGCCAGCGGCGCCACGTACTGGAACGTGTCGCCCATCTGCGTCACGTCCGTGGTGGTCATGGTGGCCACCTTCGCCAGAACGTCCGCGAACCGCTGCGTCTGATCGTAAGATACGCCGAACGCGGTCATTGTATCGGACGCGATCTCCGTCACCGCCGCGAGATCCTCGCCCGATGCCGACGCGAGGGACAGAAGACCGCTCATACCCGAGAGCATTTCCGCCGGGCTCCAGCCCGCAAGAGCCGTCACCTCGTAGCCCTCGGCAACCTCCGATGCGGAGAATACCGTGGTTCTGCCCAGCTCCCGCGCCGAGGAACGGATCGCCTCCGTGGTGCTCTGCGACCCGCCCGCCGCGGCGGAGACCGCGCTGATGCGCTTCTCAAAGTCCACCGTCGGCGCGATCAGCTTGTTATACGCCGCGCTCGCCCCCATCGAAACCACGTTGACCGTCCGCAGAAGGCTCGACCAGCTCGTCTGCAGACCGCTCTTCCATCGGTCGTAGGAGTCGCTCCATTTGTCATAGTTCGCGAGGGAGTCCTGCAGATTCTTCCGATACGCGTCCACCTGCGCCTGCGTCATTCCCGCGAAGGGCCCCGACGCGATCCGGGAATTCAGCTTCTCGATCTCCGCCTCGTAGTTCTTCGTCTCGTTCGTCGCGGAACGCAGATTCTTCTCCGCGGTCTTCAGCTCGCCGTTTCGCTTGCTCTCCGCAGACCGGGCGTTGTCCATCGCCGTTTTCGTCGTCTTGACGTCCTCGGCGTACCGGCGCTCCTTCGCCTCGGCGGCCTGCAGGCTGCCCTCCAGCGATTTCGTCATGCGGTTGTACTCGTCCAGCGAAATCTTTCCGTTCTTGTACTGCCGGTCGAGATTCTTCTGCGCGTCGGTGTAGAGTTTTACCTCGTTCTGCGCGCTTTTCAGCGCGTTCTGGGCGTCCCGGTGCGCCTGAATGCTCTGCTGCGTCGCCGCCTTCGACTTATCGAGAGCCGCCTTCGCCGCTTCCACCGCCTGCGTATACTTCTCCACGTTCGCCTTCGCGGCGTTCAGCTTCTCGCTTGCGGTTTTGATTTTGTCGAACGCTGCGCTCTGCTCCGCGGCCTGCCTGAGCTTGTCCCGTATCTTATCGATCGCGGACGACGCGGCATTCATGTCGCTCTTGAAGTTCGACGCGGTATGCGCCGCGATCTCAAACATCATCTGATAATCCCGTCTGTTTGCCATTCGTCGTCCCTCCGTTATCTTTTAAGTGAAAAGTGAAAAGTGAACAGTGAAAAGTGAACAGTGAAAAGTGAAAAGTGAACAGTGAAAAGTGAACAGTGACATCTGACATTTCACATCTCACATCTCACATTTCACATTTCACATTTCGCTCTTCCCCGTCAGCCGCTCGATCAGCTCTTCCGGCACGATCCCGGCGGCCTTGTACTGCATCAGCTCGGTCTTGATACTCTCATTGTCGAGCCTTGCCCGCTCCGTCAGGATCGAGTGCAGCGTCTGAATACATCTGTCGATCTGCGCGTCGATGCGCGCCAGCTCATCCTCCAGCACCCGGCGGCGCTCGAAGAACGAAACGTGATCCTCCGTCCGTGCCGTCAGAACGGGCGTCGTGTGATCCTCGCTCACGGTGTAGATTTTTTTCTCTTTTTCAAGGTATTTCTTTTTTTCGTCGTTCCCCAGAGCCGCGATCCGGTTCAGAAGATCGATCTTCTTCGCCCATTTTTCGGAGATCTGCAGCATCAGCAGCTCCTCCGGGCCCATCGTCCGGATCCGTTCCAGCTCCGCGCGCTGCTCCTCATTGAACGTGTCCAGCCGCGCCCTGGCGTAAGCTCCGTGCTTCAGCGCGTTCTGATTCCCGCCGGGAGCTCCACCGCCCACGGCGTTCTTGTTTCCCGGCTGACCGCCGGGCCGCTTCTTCGCGTTCAGCGCCTCCCAGCCGTCCGCCCGTTTCCACTTTGAAATGGTGTTCGGGTTCTTCCCGACGGCGGCGGCGATCTGGCCGGTCTTCATCTTCCCGCGCGAGTCGAGATACAGCTTTTTCGCCTTCTCCCTCGCCGGGTCTCTCTGTTTCGCCATTCGTCGCCCTCCGTTATCTTTTAAGTGAAAAGTGAAAAGTGAAAAGTGAAAAGTTTCGGAAGCCGCTTCGCGGCTTGATTAAGACCAAAGATCAAAGACTAAAGACTAAAGACCGAAAGCCATAGTCAGAAGCACCTACTCAAAGTCTGATCTCAAGTCTTCAGTCTCAAGTCTCAAGTCTCAATTCCGCCTCCGGCGGATCACATTTCACATTTCACATTTCACTGTTCACGGGAATTCTGATTTGCCGCGGGGCGGCAAATCAGAATTTCATATCCGCCAGCTCCTCCAGCGCCTCCCGCATCTGCCGGTCCAGCAGCGCGTCCACCTCAGCCGGGTCCTTCATTTCCGCCAACTGCTTTGCCAGCGTCGTGGGGATCGCCAGCAGCTTCGCCCGGAAATTCAGAAGGATCCCCGCGCAGACCGCCTCCACCTCTTCGGTGCGGTGGTAGTTCCCGCGTTTCTCCTCCAGCTCCAGCTCCGCGCTTTCCCGCTTGACCCGCGTCAGCTTCGCCTTTTCCTCCGCAAGGCTCAGCGCGCCGGACGCGCCCTCCTTGCCGGAGATATAACCGATGTAATGCCGGATATTCTCAAAGGGCTCGTAAAGCCCCTTCGCCCGCTCCCGGAAGATCCTCTGATCCCGCAGCTGGCGGATCCGGCGCTCCGTCAGCCCCAGGTAATCCGCTAATTTTTCAGCCGTCCACAGCATTATTCCGGCTCCTTTCAGACCCGCGCGATATCGGCGGCAAACTCCACCTTCCCCGCCTTGTCGACGCTCACCCGGATATTCCTCGCCTCGAAGCCCGGCACGAACCGCCTCAGGCCCTCGCCGACCGCCTCGGTCAGCCGCGCGGCGATCAGGTTTGCGTTGTTCCCGATCAGCGCGTCCTGCGGCATTCCGAATTCCCGGCGCATGGGCGCAGTCCCGGCGGGCGTCGCGAAAAAATTCGCGATCTGCTGCAGCTCCTGCTTCGTCGCCTCCCCCGGCGCCGCCGCAAGCCCCGTAACGCTCGAATATGTCATACGCTCACATCTCACATTTCACATTTCACATTTCACTCCTGAACGGGTGGTGACGATGTTCGTCACCACCCGTTCAGGATCCTTTCAACCTCGTGCATCAGCCGCGCCTCGACCACGGCCCCGGTTTCCTCGCCCAGCCGGTCGGCGACCTCGTCCTTCGCCAGCATCTGCTCGAAGGAGGGTGAATAGGTCCCGTGCAGGCCGTCGGAATTCCTTGTGAAGAATCCCGGCCCGTAGCGCAGCGAGGCGTAAAACGCGTCGGAGAACTCCGCGAGGGGCGACCCCCGCAGAACGTTCGCCGCGGGCGGGCGCGATCTGGTATGCGGAAAATCCGTGATCGCGTACACGTTGCCGATCGAGCGCAGATACGCGGTCAGCTCCCCGCCGCCCCGCCGCCAGCCGGAGGCGAAATTCTCCTTGATCTCGCTCCTCTTTATATCGTAGGTCTTGGCGGCCTCGCCCGCCGCGTGGTGCCGGTAATAGGTAATGCCGCGATTGAACGCGTTGTATTCGGCGCGCGTCAGCGCGTCGCCGCCCAGAGCCTTCAGAACCGTCGCCGCGGTCTCGATGTAGGACGGATCGAGTCTGATCTCAACCATTGCGTCTGTTTTCCTCCTCCCGCGCAAGCTCGTTATGCTGCCGCGTCCAGTAATTCAGCTCCCCGAGGGGCATCCGCGACCATTCCGTCACCGGCGTATGGTACGCCCGGGAGAGGATCAGGCAGGTCCTTCCGAGCTTTCGTCCGGCGCCTTCTCCGAAGTCCCCGAATCCCCGAGCAGAAAAAAAAGCCGCGTCTGCTCCATCACGGTCACAAGAACACAGAACGGCAGCGCCAGCATCTCGTCGATTTTCATCCCGGCGGCAAGGGAGGCGACCGCGAACACGTACCGCAGGTTCATAAGCCTGCCCCATCCCTTGACGTTGCCGCCCGCGGTGTGTTCCGCGCGGATCAGGTCGTCGCTGCTCAGCTCGTCGTATTTCAGCGTGATCTCGCCGTCCTCCCAGCGCAGAACGCCGCTCGCCCGGTCGAAATCCGCCGTGTCGAGATATTCGTCCACCGCCCGCGAGAGCCGCTGTCCGTCGAACAGCTTCATTCTTCGCAGGTCGTCGCATTCCGCCGCGCCGCCGCTCGCCCGCTCCGCGATGCAGAATTTAAAAAGGGTCGAGTCCGCGGGGAACAGCGCCTCGCCCTCCGTCTGATCCTCGGGGCTCTGCTCGTAATACTGCGTCAGGATCTCCGGCAGCTCCTCCCCCGTCACAAGATCGAAGTCCAGCGTCAGCTCCCGGAAGGGCTGCGTCAGCCCTTCGTACTGCTTTGTGAATTTAACCGTTTTCGTCATATGTTTCCTCCCTGCCGCCACGGCGGGCGGCTGTTTACTGTCTGCGGGTTCTCCTCCGGCAGCAGAAGGCGCTCGCCTCCCGCGAAAACCAGCGTCCCCGCAAACTGCGGGTTTAAAAGATATAGCGTCTGCGCCCCCGCGTACCCGCCCCAGAGGGCGCGGGCGATCGAGTCGAAGCTCTCGCCCTGCTTCGCCGTATAAATTGCCATTTTACCGCCCCGTTCAGTATTTATAAACCGTCACGCCGTCGGTGTCCTCGATCACGCCCACCGTGACGCCCTTGTCCGGCGCGGCGAAATCCGCGTAGGACGCGTTCCTGTTGTCGTTCTGCATGATCAGCGTCTGCGTTTCGGAACCCGGAGCCTTCGCGTACATCCGGGAAACGCTCACCGTGTCCGCGCCCGCGTTGTACATATACTGCCGGAGCCGGTCCACGTTGACGCCCCGGTTCAGATGGCCGCACTGCCACGAGAGATAATCCGCGGCGGCCTGCTGCACGTCCGCGTCGATCTGCGCCTCCCGCGCCCGGTCCTCCCGCGCCACGGTGTAACTCACCTGCACGTGGATCCTTACGACGTCCGCGGCGCTCACCTCCACCGTGTCGGTGAAGCCCTTCACGTCCAGCGCGTCGAAGTATTCCTGTACCTCGGCGGCAAGGCCCTCGTCCGCGGGAGTGATGCGGATCATCACCTTGCCCGCGCCGTCGGTGTCCACGCTCGCCTCCTCCACCGCGGCGGAGGCCTCCTTCGCGTAGTAGAGATATCCCGCCTCGCTTCCGGCGGTGGAAAATCCGCCGTAGGAGGCCCACAGGCTTTCTCTGTATTCCTCGTCGGTCTCGATATCCGCGCCTGCGTGGGTCACGCCCACGTTCGTCACCGCGCTCACGCCCGGCAGCGTGTCCGCGATCCGGTTGACGCCGCCCGCGGGGATCCCGTTCCCGAACGCGCCCGCGACCGTGCATTCCGCCTGAGCCTGCGTCTTCGTCTCACCCGCCGCGATCACGCAGTCGGCGGTCGTCGCGAAGAACAGGACCCCGTCCGCCGTGGCGCGCGTCCCGGCGGGGATCGTGATATCCGCCCCGGCGGCGTCCGGAACGGAGAATTCCAGCGTCGTGCGCGCCCGCACCGCCTGTCCCCGGGCTCTGCCCGTCTGCTGCACGCCGATCCGGTCAAGATCCTCGCCCTCGGCGTACTCGATGAAATTCTTCGAGATCGCCTTGTTCTTCTCCTGCCGTTCGGCGGAGATCACGAATGCGAGGAACGCGATCAGCAGATCCGCGTCCGAGCCGGTCGGCGGCGCGCTCTCGCCGGAGACGGTGCGGTAGATATCCGTCAGCTCCTCCCGGATGCTCTCCGGGTCCGTATCAAGAAAATTATACATATCCGCGCCTCCTTACGCCGGGTGGCATTTCCTGAATGCCAGAGGGATGTAATAGGATTCCGGCGCGTCGATGTCCTCCGGGTCGTCGAGGAACTTCACCGTGCTGCGCCCTCCGGCGGCCCAGAAAATATGTACACAGATATGCGCTCCCGGCCGCTGCAGCTCCCCCAGCGTCTCGCTGGTTCTGCAGTCCATGTAGACCGTCGCCGCGCCTTCTTTTTTTTGCGCCTTGATCTCTACCGTCCGGTCCGCGCAGACCGCGAAGGCGGCGATCCGGTCGTCCTCGCCGAGGGTGACGGACTCGCCCGTTTCCGGATCCCGCAGCGGGATCTCCAGCGTCAGATCGTCCCCGCAAACCAGCTCCACGGGCGGAAACGCCGTCCAGTTGCAATCCATATCGCCGCCCCCTTATCCGCAGTAAAAGTCAAAAGTGATCAGGATCGTATCGTATGTCCCGCTGTCCTGCGTCACGACGAACACATTCCCGGCGCTTGAATGGATATATCCGCTGATGCAGCCGTATACGCCGCTGCGTTTCGCCTGGCCTCCGATCGTCGCCATCACGATCGGGTTCTTCACCATTTTGCCGACGTTCACCTGGCAGTTGCTGCCCACGACGACGTTCGTCAGCTCCAGGTACCCGATCACTCGCTTCCCGACGTATTTTATCGATCCGGTCACTGCGGAGGATTTCGATGTGTCGCGCGTAAACGCGTTCTCGATCGAAACCGGCGTCACCGTAATCTCCGGCTCGGCGCCCAGCTTCGACAGCGCCGCCTCCTTCGTCGCCGCCCCGGTGCCGCCGTTCGCGACCGGCAGCGTGCCCGTTACGCCCGGCGTCACGTTCGCCGAGCCGTCGAAGCTCGCCGCCGTCGTGCTCCCGAGATTCGTCCTGATCGTCCGCGCCGTTGACAGCTTTGCCGCCACAGCGGCCGCCGCCGCTGTACTGCTCCCGGTAAGCAGATCCTCGAAGTCCCGGTGCGTCACGCTGCCGTTCTCGTCGATCACGAACCCCCTGATCCTGAATATGTTCGCGCTTGTTCTCGCCGCGAACTGCTGAACGCGGATGTTCCCGTCGTTGTCGGTCTCGGAGGATACGATCAGAGCGAACGCGTTATTCGGGAACGGGGAATTGACGATCGTTCCGGTGGCGCTGCCGGTGACGAAGTACATCCCCGGCTCATACAGCGCGTCCAGATCCGCTCCGTACAGAGCGCCGCGGAAGCCGAGAGCTTTCAGCGCGTCCAGCGCCCCCGTGCGGGTATTTGCTCCCGTTCCGCCTTTTTCGATCGGCAGCACGCCGTTGATATCCGCCGGGGAATGCGTATGCGCCGCGTCCGCCTTTCCCTCGATACCTTCCTCCATCTCGTTGAGCCATGCGGCGGTGATCGGCGTTCCCGCCTCGGTCACTTCACCCGTGATGCGTTCGAGGTCGTAGACGTCCGATTCCGCAGTCGCCTTCAGGCGAAACCGGTTCGCGAACTCGATGATCCTGTCGGTCCATGTATGCTTCACGTATGACATCAGGTCTCCTCCTCCACGTCGATTTTCCACGTTACGTACGCGCCCTCGCCGCCGCCGGTCAGGGCGATCGACGCCGCCCTCTCGCGCACGGTCTCGCCGTTCTTATCGATAAGCGCAAAGGCGGTGATCGTCATATCCGCCGTGGCGGAAACAAAACTCCTCGCCACCGTCACCGAACCGCCGCTCACCTCAAGATCCTGCGCGCGGATCGGCAGCGCAAAGAAATATCCCTCGTAATCCTCGACCCGCGCCGCGAAGATCCCGCCCGTGAGCAGCTCCGCGAGCGTCGACGCCATCGCGCACAGTTGATTATTCGTCATTTGTGATCGCCTCCGAAAGATCCTGTCCGGGGATCGCCTCGCCCGCCATCACGTCGGCGCCCGGCGGCCCGTAGTCAATGGTTCCCGCCCGCCGCGGCTCCGTGAACCGGACGAGCACGCAGTCCTTAAAGTCCGTCGACAGGCCGTCCAGCACGGCGGCGGCGCGCTTGTATTCGCCGATCAGCCGCAGGATATAGTCCACGTCGACCGGCGCGCTCGTCTCGCTCGCGCCCGTGGAGATCCTGAAATGGTACGGCTGCCCGCCGTAACTGTCCCAGGTCGCGATCCGCATCTCCGGCAGAACGCCCCGCAGAACGCTCTCCAGCGCCTTTACCGTCCCCGCCGAACGGTAAACGTCGAGGGCGTCGCGGATGATCTTCCGCCGGTACCGCTCGTTTTCCGCCTCGGTCGGAAACACGTCCGCGGAATCATACCAGGTGATATGCATATCCCGCGCAAGCGCCGCCATAAGCTCTCCTGAAAGACTGCCGCTTTCAACAAAGTCCGGCGCGGCGACCCTCTGCCGGATCTCCATTGCGTCCGCCGCGTCCGCATCGTCCGCGTCGAGCAGCATAAAAAAAGCGGTCAGCGCGTCCCTGACCGTTTTCTGTCCCGTCAGCGCCGCGGGGGCCAGCTCCACCCGCTCCCCGACGCTCATGTTCCCGTATGTTCTCATGGCTTTACTCCCTGCTCGTTGCCGTCTGCTGCCTGCTGTCAGCTGCCTGCTGCCTGCTGCCTGCTATCGGCTATCTGCTATCGGCTATCCGCTATCCGCTATCCGCTATCGGCTATCTGCTGCCTGCTGCCTGCTGTCAACTATCCAGCGGCACCGTCCGCCACGTCCTCGTCCGTCCGCCGCCTTTTTCCGCGTTCTCCAGCTCCGCGACCTTCTTGCGCCAGTAGTCGAGATTTTTGCGGATCTCCGCCGCGTCGGCGCGCGTCAGGCTCCGGTCTGCGATCATATAGCTCTGCCCCGTGGCGACGGCCTCGTCGGCGCGCATCCACATTTCAAGATGCCGGTACGCATTCACCAGCTCCGCGTTGCGCGTGTGCCTCCCCCGCAGGATCTCAAGCTCTCTTTTATAATCTTCGGCCATCTTCTGTACCTCCGTCACTTGTTGCCGGTTGCCGGGTGTTGGGTGTTGGGTGTTGGGTGCTGGGTATTGGGTGCCGGGTGTCGGGTGTCGGGTGCCTTCTCCCTTCTCCCTTCTCCCTTTTCCCTTTTCCCTCTCTATAATGCGCGGCCTCGCCGCGCCATCCGACGGGCTTCGCCCGCCATACCGCCGCAGGCGGATTACATTTCACATTTCACATCTCACATTTCACATCTCACATTTCACATTTCACATTTCACATTTCACATTTCACATTTCAAAAAATCCCTCGTCCAGCTCCGCCACCTGCACCGGGTCAGTCCCCTTGTAATAGGCGAGGATCATCCCGAAGGCGTAGGGTGCGGTGTTGATGTTGTTGGGCACCGCGTCCCAGACGAAGGGGTGCTCCCGGTCGATCAGCAGCTCGTAGAACTCTTTTTCGCCGTCGCCGAGGAAGCGGTTCATCAGAAGAGCCTCCCGGTAGGCGATCAGCACGTTCATCAGCTCATACTGTCCCACGTCGGCAAGGTCGATCCCCAGCCGCCGGTACCTTTCATCGCCGACCGGATCATGCTCAGAATAATAAAGTCCCACGATGATCCGCACCCGCGCGACGCTCGTCGCGAAATCGTCGTACTCCATCTGTCTGCTGTCGCCGTCCATGGGTTCTATAATCGTCATGGGACAGGCGCTCTTGAACGCCTCCAGCGTCTTCACGGCGAATGGCGAAACGGTCATTTTCGCGTCGACGATCTTCCCGTCGGCCTTTTTGCGAAATACAAAGGGCTGGGCGGTCTTCCTCAGACGGTCCGCGATCAACCCCGTCAGATGTACCTCGTTCATGCCTGCACCTCCGTTTATATGTGAGATGTGAAATGTGAGATGTGAAATGTGAAATGTGAAATGTGAAATGTAAAATGTGAAATGTAAAATGCGCGGCCCCGCCGCGCCATCCGACGAGCGCCGCGACTCTCCGCTGCCCGCTCCGGTCGGTGCTTCTGCGGCAAGCCGCAGAGGTCTTTCTCGGCTCCCGCCTCGGTCGTTGCTTCTGACTTCGTCAGAGGTTGCCACCGGCAACCCGCAACACCGGAGACCCGCACCCATACCGCCGCAGGCGGTTTCTATCATCGGGTACGGGCGAAGCCCGTCCTTAACTTTTCACTTTTCACTGTTCACTGTTCACTGCAAATTCCGCCCGGCGGAATTCACACGTACTCGGTGAGCTTCACCGCCACGTCCGCCTCAAACATCACCCCGGCGGGGTTGAACCGTCCGTTGGAGATATCCAGCGACGTGATCACCCAGTCCGCGCCCAGGTGCTTTTTTCCTCCCATGTAGAACGGGATCACGGTTCCCTCGTCGGTGTACCTGCGCAGAAGGCGCAGCGTGTCGTTCTCGAAGGGGTTGAGCAGCAGACTCCAGCGCAGCTTCATGGATATTTCGTAGGGCTCCCGCCCGGTGAAGCTCACCCGGGCGGTGCGGCCGACCAGTTTCGTCTTCGCGTAGTTTACCGTCCGCGTCTCCTTGAATTCGCTGAAATTCTGAATATTGTGCTGATGCATCGTATTGACTGCATCGCCCTGTACCTCGAAGATCACACCCCCGAGCGTACAAAGATCGGATTTATGTACCATTTTTTCCTCCGTTGCCGCCTGCTGCCGGCTGCCTGCTGCCTGCTATCGGCTGCCTGCTGCCTGCTTCCGGCTGCCTGCTATCAGCTGTCGGCTATCGGCTATCTGCCGCCTGCTGCCTGCTGCCTGCTGCCTGCTATCAGCTATCCGCTATCAGCTATCCGCTATCAGCTATCAGCTGTCGGCTATCGGTGAAAAGTGAGATGTGAAATGTCAGATGCCACTGTTCACTTTTCACATTTCACATTTCACATACGGAGACGTCAGTCTCCGTAAATATTCAGATCCAGCCGGATCATCCCGTCCTGCACCTCGCTGTTGCGCACCCGGTAGTCCTCCCGTTCGCCGGAGGCGCGGATGATCACCACGGGTTCCTCCGTCTTCGGGAAATGCCCCGCCTGGGCCTCGTCGAGATACAGCCGCGCATCCCAGCGGTAGATCCCTTTGCGGTAATCGTCCTTATATTGGAACGATTCCCTGTTCTTCCGCTCGCTCTTGATCAGGATCCCCCGCACATTTTCGCGCCGCACGCCGCCGATATATACGGTCATTTCCTCGGCAAATTCGTCTGTATTCAGAAATACGTTAAACTCGTCCTCTTTGATTGCGTCCCGAAACGTCATTGTCCTCGCTCCCTTCTCTTTCCGCGCAGCGGAAAATATCGTTCTCCCGCAGAGCGGGAGAATATCGCTCGCTCCGCGAATATCGCTCCGCCCGCCGGGCGGAATATCGCTTTATAATGCGCGGCTTGCCGCGCCAACCGCCGAGCTTTGCGAGCCATACCGTCGAAGACGGTTCCTGTGTGCCCGACCTTGCCCCGCGAAGCATAGCTTCGACGGTTGCCGCTGAAAACAGTCCGCCGGACTGTTTTCTTAACGCGTCAACTCCGAACTCCGCTATCCGCTATCGGCTATTCTTCCTCATCCTCATCCTCATCCGCCCCGACCGGCTCGATCACTCCCGCCCCGGCGGCGATCTCCGCCGCCCGCTGGCGCAGGTTCTCGATATAGTCGCCGCCGGACAGCTCCGTCGTCTCCTGCTGTCCCGTGGAAAGTCCGGAATTCATCCGCAGGATCGCGGCGTTGACCTCCTTGAGCGGGTCGATCTGTCCTTGCGTCGGCCCGTTCCAGGTGGCGCGGCAGTAGGCCGCCCGGATCGCCGGATCGTCGAAGAAGCCCGGCGCCTGCACCCGTCCGCGGGCCACGGCCTCGCAGAGCCATTCCTCATAGATCGCCTGACAAAAATCCGCAACAAACCAGGCGCGCCACATTTTGAACGTGCGCCACGCTTCGAGGATCGCCGCCCGCGACGCGGAATAATTGGAGTTAAAAACGCCCCGCAGCACCTCCGGCGGGATCTCCAGCGCCCCGGCGATCTGGGTGATCACCGCGTTGACAAAGGCCGTGAATTCGCTGTTGGGCCGTCCCGGCGTCGCTGAGACCGCCTTCTCGCCCGGCGCCAGATCCACGATCGCGCCGTTGCCCAGCGCGATATCGTCCTTGTGCATGGGCGGCTCATTCGACACGAAGGAGCTCTCCTCGTCCGGCATTCCGATGGGCTTCATCTCGCCGAAGGGGTCGTTCGTGTGCTCAGGGTCCTTCTCGATAAATACGGTGAAGAAGCCCGAGACCACCGCGGCGGCCAGCTCCGCGTCCGTGTACCGCTCAAGCTGCTTGAGCAGCAGGATCACCGGCGAGAGAAACGGAACGCCCCGCGTCTGGCCGATCCGCTCCCGGTGCATCACGTGCAGGATGTGCCTCTGCCCGGTCTTCGGGTCGAAGGCCGGGATATATTTATAATCGTCGTCCGTGGGCGGGTTGAAATAACCCGGCGTTCCCGCGGTCGACGGCCTTTTCAGGACCCAGTAGCCCAACGTCTCCCCCTGCTTGTCGGTATGTACGCCGCTGCACAGGGTGTCGGATTCCTCCTTCTTCGGCGGGTTCTGCACCCGGTCGGCCTCCACAAGGGCCACGCAAAGCTCGTAGGGCGAGCCCGGCCTTTTTTTATATGGCAGCACAGCAAACAGGTCGCCGCTCATGAGCATATTGAGGAACGCCAGCTGCTGCAGCTCGTAAAAATTGTCGTTGCGCGCCGCGTCGCAGTTCGGGGACCCGGCCCAGAGCTCGAATTCCCGCTCGATCTGCCGCTCGATCGCCGCCTTCCGCTCCGGGGAGATCCCCAGAAAATCGGCGTCGATCTGACTGTTGAGCCTGAGGCCCTGCCCGATCACGTTGGTGCGCATCTTCTTCAGCGCTCCGGAGGCCGTCGCCCCGGTCATATAGAGATCCCGGCTCCGCTGCCGCAGCACCGGAAGATTATAGTTGATATCCTCCCGGGCAGTAAGACTCTCATATGTCCATTCCTTGAAGGCGTGCTTCGTCGCGCTCGCCCCGCCGTGGGAATATCCGGTGTTCGAGAAGCTCCCCGCCGCCGTCATGCGCCGGATCGCGTCGATGATCTTACCCATATTTTCCTCCGTATTAAGTGAGATGTGAGATGTGAAATGTGAAATGTGAGATGTGAGATGTGAAATGAACTTTCCCTTTTCCCTTTTCCCTTTTCCCTTTTCCCTTCTCCCTCACGGCAGATAATTCTTCGGGTTCACGTTCTGCCCGTTCACCGTCACCTGATAATGCAGGTGCGGCCCCGTGGTGTTGCCCGAGTGCCCCATCCTGCCGATCTGCTGCCCGGCCTCCACGTGGTCGCCGTACTTCACGATGCTGGTGCTCATCATGTGCGCGTAGCGCATCACGGTGTTGAAATCCGCGTCCGAGACGATATCCACGTAATTGCCGTAGCTCGCCATGGTCCCCGCCGTCGAGCGGTCGCTGACGTTTTTCTTTCCCATCACGACGTTGACCACCGCGCCGCTCGTCGCCGCGTAGATCGGGTCGCCGTCCGAGCCGGGAATGTCCGTCCCGCTGTGCCGGTCGCCGCTGCTGCGGTATCTCGGGAAATCCGTCACCGTGTGCTTGCGTCCCGTGGGCCAGGCAAGCTTCATTCCGTTTTTGTTTCCGCTCACCGCCGCGCTGCTTCCCGCTGACGACGACGCGCTTTTTTCCGTCACGTTCTTCTCCGTCAGCGTCAGCTCCCCGAGGGCAAGGCACGCGCTCACCGTCGTTTTATATCCGGAGTCCGAGACGCTGTGCGTCGCCTCGTAAACGAGCCACTTTCCGTCAAAGCCGCCGAAGCCCTCCGTGGTCAGCGTCACGCCGCCGGTCACTTCCGGCGTCCCCTCGAAGGTGAAACTCGCGGAATATTCCTTCTTGTTTTTGTCTCGCAGGCTCTTCTCGGCGAAGCGCTTCACCTCGTCCATGGAGTCGAATTTCTTCCCCGTCACCTCAAGCACCGGCTCCGCCTGCTTCGAGCTTTCCGGGCGGTAGGTGTATTCGTATTTCGTTCCCGTGTCCGGGTCGGTGTAACTCACCTTGCAGGATCGGTAATAAGTGTCGTTCAGGTCCGTGGAGAAGGACGCGTCCACAAGGAACGGACTGTCAGGCCGCACCGTCAGCACGCTCTCCTTCTGCTCTAATATCTTCTGCTCTGCCAGCGTCACGACGCCGGCGAAGATCTTCACCGTGATCCCGTAGCCGGAGGCGAGCCGCTGCAGAAACGCGGCGTCGCTCTCGTTTTTCTGCTCCGCCCGGCGAAGAAACACCGGGAAGGAGACGTAATACCCGAATCCGAAGCCCGCGTCTGCGGCCTTTTTTCGCGCCAGATCCTCCAGCGTGATGTTTTCCCATACGCCGGTTTTTTCGGTCTGCCGCAGGGCGCTGGAGTAGGCCACGCCCGCGCCCTTGATCGTCAGCGTCGCGGGCCTCGGTCCGGTCAGCTTCACAGAATCGATTTCAAAATATCCGCAGTCCAGCGTCTTCACGATACCGTTCGGCGCGTCCTCCGTCACGATCGCCGCGCTCACACGCTCGAACATGGCGAGATTCGCCTCCTCGGCGGAGGTAACGCCGCCGTCCACCCGGTCCGCCGATACCCAGCCGTAAACGCCCCTTCCGTCGGTGGAAACAAGGCGATAAGGGTGCGCCGCGCCCTCCGAGACCTCGGTAACGTCGCAGGCGGAGGGCTCCCGGTACGTCGGGACCCCGCCCTCCGCCGCGTTTGCCCAGACCGGACCGCCCGCGAAGCGCACCCGGCTTCCCTTTTTGACCGCCGCGGCGTACTTGCCGCCGCCCGCGCCCGCCGTCGGCTCCCTGAGCCCCAGCGGCGCCGCGTCAACCCAGCCGTAAACGCCGCCCCCGTCCTCGGAAATGAGGTGATACGGGTGCGGCGCGCCTTTTGCGATCCGCGTCAGCTTGCAGGCTGATTTACCGCGGGTCACGGCTGCGGCGGGAGCGTCGGAGGAAATATAAACGCCCCCGCCCGGAAAATCGATCATATCGCCGACGGCAAGCCCGTTGGTGCCGTCGGTGTTCTCGTTTGTGGCGGATGTCTCGTACTGCGCCGGGGCGGGAAGATACGTGTCCCGCGTGGAATTTGCCCGGCGGGCGTTCAGCCACTGCTTATGCCATCTGCCGTCAAGATCGAGGATGCGGATCTCCAGATCGTCCGCGTCCTCGTCGATGGAATCTTTATATGTGAACGAGATCAGGCCCTCGTTGATGTAGGACGAGATCTCCTGTCCCGCGAACGATACCGTCACGCCGGTCCGCCGCGCTCTCGGATATCCCATGCCGATCTCCTTTCTTTCAAGTGAAATGTGAGATGTGAAATGTGAGATGTGAAATGTGAGATGTGAAATGAAAGAGGGACTTTTCCCTTTTCCCTTTTCCCTTTTCCCTTTTCCCTTTTCCCTTTTCCCTCGGACAGTATTGACCCGCGCACGGCGCGGGTCAATACTGTCCGCTCTGCACCTGCCGTCTGCCGCTCTGAGGCTTCCGTTTGACCTCCTCCGGCGACAGGGGCGGGTTCACGATCTCCAAAGCCGCCTGGGCGTAATTCCGGCAGTCCAGCGGCTCGTTCCTGATGTGGTCGCTCTTGACCCGCCACGCGAACATGGCGTGTCCTTTTTTATAGGTCATGACCATGGTCTCCGCGGTCAGGCCCTTGAAGTAGTCCCGGTCGTAGCCCCGCTCCTTCTCCCGGGGGAAATGACAGTAGTTCTCGCCCTCGTCCTTCACGGAAAGCCGCTGGTAAAGAAGCGTTTTTCCGACGTCAACAGCGATATTGAACAGCGGCGTCCTCTGCCGGTTGTTGAGGCTCGGCCGCGTCACGTATTCCCGGTCCATACCGGAAACGCCGCGGATCGCGTAGATATTGCGCATGATCCGGTCCTTACAGAACCGGTAAACGCCGGTGCTCTGGTGTCCGCCGGAGTCGATGCAGGCGCACAGGATCGGCAATTGCACGCCGTCCGCGCGGGTAAACCGCCGCGCAAGGTTCTCGTCCAGCTTCTGCCAGATCTCCGGCTTCTTCATATCGCCGAAGATCACGCCGTATTCGATTCCCCAGCTCTCCTTGCCGCGTCCCCAGCCCACGATCTCATACTCGAAGCGGTTGTCCTGGGTGTCCACGCCGCAGGTGATCGCCACCACCTCCTGCGGGACCTCGCAGTTGTAGCGTTCCCGCCGGGCGTAAAGAGCGTCGTCGTCGAGGCTCGTTCCGTCCTCCTCCCAGCTCTGGCCCATCTCGGTGTTGGTCCATACCTTCAGCTCCTCCACGTTGCCCTTGCGGGCCTGCTCCGTGGCGCTGATGAACTTCGCCGTGATCTCGCTCCAGCTGGTGAAGGGCGAAACGAGGGAATTGAGGAAGAAGCCCTTGACCTCCGCCTCGGGATTCTCCGAAACGAACGCGCCTTCGCCGAAGTGCCGCCGCCATTCGCCCTCCGTGCTGACAGCGCCGCAGCGGTCGCATTTCGCCCCCTGCACGACGCCGGTCTTGGGATTGAAAATGATGTGCTGCCAGAGCAGCTCCTGCCGCTCCCCGCACGCGGGACACGGTACCTGCCAGCGGTCGCGCGTCGAGCGCTCATATTCCGCCTCGATCCTCGACAAGCCCTTTATCGTCGGCGTTGACGTGCAGACGGTCTTTCTGTTCCAGAACGTGGTCTGCCTCTTTTCAGCGAGGAGGAGCGGATCGCCCTCTTTGCCCGCCGTGGGCGGGTACCGGTCGATCTCATCGGCAAACAGCTTCGCCACAGGCCGGGAGGCCAGCGCCGAAGGCGAGTTTGCGCCGATCATTGTAATGAAGCCGCCCGGGAAATGCTTCTGAAGGATCGTATTCCCCGAAAACCGCGACTTCTCGTTTACGAGTCCCTGCAGCGCGGGCGTGTCCCGAAGCATGGGGGAAAGCCGCTCCTTCGAGAAGGATTCCGCCATCTGGATCGTCGGCTGCATCGCCAGCATAGACGTCGGCGAATAGTGCATATTGTAGCCTATGGGATTTAATATGAAAGCGTCCGTCTTCCCCATCTGGGCGGCGGACATGATTATGATCTTCTTATATTTTTTGTCGCTGATCGCGTCCATGATCGGGCGCTGATACGGCGCCTTGTCGGTGCGCCACTTTCCCGGCAGCGCCGACGCCTCGAAGGAAAGCCGCCGGTACCGGTCCGCCCACTGCGAGACCGTCAGCACCGGCGGCGGCTTCAGCCCCGAGAGCAGCCGCCGGAACAGCGCTTCTGTCTGGGGCTGTATTTTCTGCATAAGCGTTCCTTTCAAATTCTGATTTATCGCTCTGTTGGGCACACCCGCCGGTAGCACGGCAGACCTCTGCCGTTTCGTGCGGCGGTGTGGGTATGCGGAGGCTTGCCTTCGCATACCCCGGCGTCGTACGACCTTACAAAAATTACCGATATACAACGAAAATCAATGTTGAACGCCGTCGGGACGGGACGCCATTTTATGCCGCCCGCCCGCAACGACGTTCAAAACGGCAGAGGTCTGCCGTGCTACCATGTGTGCCCGACGCCGCGGGAAACAGCCCGCGACAAATCAGAATTTACTGTAAAACCCTTTCCCCGCGTCGATCTCCGCGATCGCCCGCGGCGCGTCCTTCGGATCCACGAGCAGTCCCTCGCGTCCGGGGGCGTATTTCTCAACGAGGGCGAGCATTTCGTCCTCCCAGCCGCTGTCGAACCGGCGCAGCTCCCCGGTCGTGGGCCCTACCCACACGCGCAGAACGCGCCTTCCGGCCGTTTTTTTCTTTTCCGCGGGCTTTTCCGCCGTTTTTTCGGTCTCAGCCGCCGAATTTTCGGTCGCTGCCGCGGTCTTTTCGGTCGCTGCCACGGTCTTTTCGGTCTCAACCGCCGTTTTTGCGGTCTTTCTTGCCGTCTTTTCGCCCTTTTCGGTCTTCGCGGCGGTCTTTTTCTTTTCTGCCATCGTTTTTTCCGACCTCCTTACGTTCCGGACGGAAAAAGCAAAAAGGGAAAAGGCCGGGCGGGCGCCCTTGATCCTTTTCCCTCATTCCTTTTCCCTCGGAGGACCGCCGGAGGCGGTCCTCAGTCCTCCACCTCAAGCACCTCGCGCACCTCGGCGAGGTAGTCCTTGCCGTTGACGACGTACTTGAAATTCAGCGGATCCACGTCCACGACGATCTCCGTCTCCTTCGTCGCGTCGTTGTACTCCATAACGATAAATTTCGTCACGGTGAAGTCAAGCTTCGTCTCCTGCAGGGAGGCGGGCTTGAGCGTGCCCGCGTTGAAGGACTTGGGCTGCACGGTGATCAGATACTTCTCCTTCACCGGGCGCAGCTCCTGGGAGCCCACGTTCTTGCGCTGCACCGCCGCGACGACGGTGATCACGTGCTCGCCGGGGGTCAGCAGGTCGCCGGCCTTTTTGTTGCAGCTTTTGAATGTGATCCCCATGTTCATATCGCCGATATGCCCGAGCACCGGAATCGAGGGCGTGCCGCTGATCATGGAGCCGGAGACCTCCTGCGTGATGTTCTCGATGGAGGGGAGGTCAATCTGGGCGAGGCCCACGTAATCGTTGTGGTCGTTGGTGTTGTGCCACACGCGGTAGTTGATGACGCTCTCGTCAACGTAGTTGGGCGTCGCCTTCTGGGTATTGGTTGCCATTTATTTCACTCCTTTGTTATGTGAAATGTGAGATGTGAAATGTGAAATGTCGGTCGCTCGTTGTTGGGTGCTGGGTGCTGGGTTCTGGGTGTTGGGTGTTGGGTGCTGGGTGCCGGGTATTGGGTGCCCGCCGCCTGCTGCCTGCCGCCTGCTGCCTGCCGCCTGCTGCCTGATGCCTACCGCCCGCTGCCTGATGCCTGATGCCTGATGCCTGATGCCTGCCGCCCGCTCTATAATGCGCGGCTCCGCCGCGCCACCGACGAGCTTTGCGAGCCATACCGTCGAAGACGGTTCCGGTGTGCCCGACCTTGCCCCGCGAAGCATAGCTTCGACAGGCGGTTCAGCTGACAGCTTACATTTCACATTTCACTGTTCACTTTTTTCAACGTGTAAGCAAAGCTTACGCGTTGAATACCGCGGTCAGCGCGGCCGCGTCGTAGGTCAGCACGTAGTTGATCTCCGTGGCGGTCGGGAACGTGGTCAGGATGATACGGAAATTCATCTTGCCCGCGCGCATGGAATCGGCGGAATTCAGGTCCGCCGGGAACTCCACGCGGCCGGCGAAGAGTTTGCCGCCGGCCACGAGGCCGTCCAGCCAGGTGTTGATCGAGTTGACGCAGGCGTCCACGGTGCGGCGGCTGATGTTCGCGCCGACGAAGGGCAGAGAGGAACGGATCACGGTGTTGGCGATGTAGTCGAACATACGGCCCTCGCTGATGGAGGTCTCGATGTTGTCCTCGCTCTGGGGATAGGCGGTGGTATACGCGCTCCAGAACACGAAGTCCGTGCCGTTGTAGAAGGACGCGCCCATGCCCTTGGCCGCCACCTTATTGGCGAGGGTCAGGTCCATATACATGGGGGTGTCGTCGCTCTTGAGGTTGCCCACGCACACGCCCGCCTTGTTCAGGGGGTTGCCGCAGGGCACGCCGCCGTGGCGGGCGTCCTCCAGAACCATTGCGGCAGCCACGTCCAGATCCTTGTCGACGGGAGTGCCGTCGGGCGCGGCGCCGCGGGCGGGAAACGCGCAGATCGCGTATTTCGAGCGCACGGGCTTGGCGGCGGCGGTGGGGCTGTTGCCGTCCGCCACGATCACGGTCTTGGCGGCAAAGCCGAACTCCAGCGAGCAGTGTGCGATCAGGGCCGCCTGCACGGTGGGATCCGCGCCGAAGCCGGGAGCCAGAAGGATATCCGGGCTCTCGCCGTACAGCGTGAACGCCGCGTCCGCAAGGCAAAGCCCCGTCTTGTTGCCGTCGCCGTCGTCGGTGCCGACGATCGCGGAGGCGGTCACCGCGTCGGGGATCTTCGTTCCGCTGACCTTGACGGCGGCGGAAACGATATTCTTGAAGCTTACCGCGAGGCCCTTCGCCTCGTAGTCGCCGACGGTGTAATCGGTACCGGCGACAAGGGTCTGCTCGTCGTCGTCCTCGCCGATCTTGATCACGATGCCGGTCTTGACGGTGTTGGCGGGCAGATACAGAACGCCGTTCGCGTCTACGTTATAGGCGGCGTCGGTGAACGCGGCGGGAGTCCCGGCGGGATCCAGCACGTTGATGAAGTACACCGGCGAGATCCCCGCGAGGGTGAAGAAGACGTACATCGCCTCCGAGATCGGATATTTCTCAAAATCGTCCGAATAGCCGAACACGGCCTGCGCCTCGTCGAAGTTCGCGCAGCGGACGATCTGATTGTAGGAAGCGTTTGCTCCGGCCTGCCAGGCGGGAGCCGCGCCCACCACCAGCGGGATCCCCGCGGTGCCGGGGTTCGCCGCCACCGGCGCGTACGCGCCCTCGTTGGCGGTGTAAACGCCCTGCTTGAAAGTAGCCATAATTGTCACTCCTTTTTTCTATGATCGGGTACGGGCGAAGCCCGTCCTTCACATCCGCGCAGCGGATATATCACGTTTCGCGAATGCGAAATATATCACTGCGTCGTTCTGTGATCTATCACAGAACAGACGCAAAGTACCACGCGTTGATCTCACGCGGTACCGGCAGAGGTCTGGAATCCACGCAGACGAAGCGTCTTGCGGGCTTCTTCTCCATCCAGCTCGTGAAGCTTCTGGCCGCGTCGATCGTGATGAAGCGGTTGTTGCGCTCGTCCGCCTCAATCAGCCTGCCGTAGTCGATGCACATACCGGGATTGCGCTCGGGCAGAAGCAGAACGCCGCCCGCGGGCATATACTCCTTCGTCACGTCGGTGCCGGGGGTGGTCCAGTCGTCAACGTAGGTCTCGTTGTAGCTGTAGATGTCCAGGCCCCAGCGCTGGATCGTGCCGATATAGGCCACGTTGCCGGGCAGCTCCTTGGGAGCGATGCGGGCGATATCGTAGTCCTTGATATCCAGCAGCTTCTGGATGTTGGCGTCGGCCATCAGAACGTCGGCGACGCCGTCGGCGACGACCATCATGCCGGGCTTGACGAAGCCGGTTCTCTGGACGGTTCTGCACCAGGTGTTGATGTTGCCCAGGATGTCCGCGCCGCTCTGGCCCCAGCGGGCGGTGCCGGAAAGCGCCGTCTTATTGGTAAAGCCGAAGTCGATCTGCTCGTGAACGTCCTT